TTTGGCTATGGTATTTATGGCACTTGCTAAAGTGATATGGACTGTCTTAGCGCCGATCCTCAAGTTTATCGGATTTTTATTCTTAATTGGTACTCCGATAGGGTGGTTAATCCTCTTGTTTAAAGGACTTTGGGAGAGTATAAAAAAAGTAGTTCATCAGCTCGGCGGAGTTAAAAAAGTAGCCGACGGACTCAAGGACTTCTTTGATAAAATCGCAAAAGGCGCTGGCGAATACGTCTTCAAAACTGAAAACACGACTAAGACCGAAAGCCCGACTAAGACCGAAAGCACGACTAAGACCGAAAGCACCGTAAACGGTAAAGACGCAAGTTCAAAACATAGCTTGCAAGCCGATATAAATGTCTCGGCTGAAAAGGGTTCTAAGGCTGAAGTTAAAAAGGTCAAGTCAACTGGAAAGAGTGTAAAAGTGGGCGCAAACGGCGCTAGTAAAGGTAAGTAATGACAAAATTAATCGAAAAGTTTAGAAATGCGTCATACCGAGGGGTTGAGTTTACCCTTTGGACTATCGGACATACTCAATTAAAAAAGAATACAGAACATCAATTCGCGAATACTTCACGCCGTTACATCGAAGAGAGAGGCGTTCAGGGTAAAGACTTCGAATTGACTTTGTCAATCTTTGGGAATGGAGAAACCTACACCGAGAGACGCGATAAATTAAGAAGCGCGCTCGCTGAAGAGGGTTCAGGGTTGCTTGTTTTACCTTTTGAGGGTGAATATAACGCAAAGTGTACAGGGTTCAGCGACTCACAAACAATTAATGACGGTTTAGGACGTTGTGATTTTTCAGCGACTTTCAAGGTTACTGGAGAGAAAGAACAAAGTGGAAATCCGACGTTTGTTAAGGATGACAAGGTTGCACTTGCAAACAAAACATCAAAGGCAAGACAGATAGTAACTTCTCTTACAGATAAAAATATATCGATAAACTCTGCACTAAATTATGGCGGAGTTTTAGCGAAAATGAACAATGTTACGGCTTCTTTTTCAAACGTTATCGGCAGTGTTACAGATAGCGCGAGTATGACTCTATCGCTTGACGGTGTAACCTCTCAAATGAACAATATTATTGGGGGCGGAGGAATTGGTACGGCGGTAAACAGCTTATTTATTGTTTTTGAAACAACATCAACCGACGCTGGTTCTTTGTTTCAAACTGCGACGTCGTTCTTTAATTTTGGAGACAGTGACGTTGTAGCAAGTCAGATAACGCCTGAAAGAGTTGCAAGCGCTACAAATAATAAAGTTATTAATACTCAAATGCAAGTTTCGGCGACTGCGATAGCGAGTAACGCCCTTGCAAATACCGATTTTTCAAATACCGAGGATCTTGACCTTGCTGGTAATACTGTAAAAGAACAAATCACAAAGCTTTTAAAATCTGATATTTTAGCGAGCGCTTCTCTTGACGGTTCAAGTGAATTATTGTTGATTTTGAAGACTTTGAGAGTCGACCTAGACGATGTTATCGCGTCCAAGTCGGTTGATACTCCGAACGTTATTACCGTTCCTGCAAAATGCGCCAGTATGAGTTTACTCGCTTACCAGTATTATGACAGCCTCGATGAAGTTTCAAGCCTGCTTGAATTGAACAATATGTCAAACGCTTTTATCGATAAGAAAGAGGTTAAAATATTTACTAATGTCTAAAAGTAGTTATGAAATCAAAATCGGAGATATGAGCTTAACAGCTGTTTTGAGCGGAAATGTAAACCTCCGACTCGACCAGCTTTGTAGTGACTTTAGTTTTGACGTAACGAAATCCCTTTGTAATGAGTTCAATATTGAAGAGCAAAGTTCAATAAAAATTTATCTTGCCAAAAATATAGCGCTTAACGGCTTCGTAGACAGCATAAACCCGAGCGAAGACCCATTGAGCAGTACCGTTTCGATTGTAGGGCGTAGTAAGCTTTGTGACATCGTTGACAGTGATTTACCAGTGCCGATTACTTTGTCAGGTGGCGTATCACTTTCAACCGTTGCTACAAAAGTCTTATCGGCTTGCGGAGTATCGGCAAAAGTTATAAATCGTTTAGCTGAAGACGAAGTTTTTTCTAAGACTGATATTATTAGCGCTGAAGCCGACCAAAACGCGTTTGAGTTTCTTAACCAATACGCAGAAAAAGTCAACGCTCTTCTTTATTCAGACGAAGACGGAAATTTGATAATCGGTCGAGCTGGAAGCGGAAAATATAGCGATAAATTGATTAATATTATTGACGGCGAAGACAACAATATTAAGTCTTCAAGCGCTGGCTTTGATTATTCAGAAAGATTTTATAAATATACCGTTATTTCACAGGAGAATACTAACGCGTCTTCAACTTCAGTATCAACCGCAACGACTTACTGTAAAGGGTATGCTTACGATAATGAGGTTAGAAAATCAAGAAGTTTAACAATAAAAGCAGAAAATCCAAGTACAAACGAGCAATGTGCGAAAATTGCAACGTTCGAGGCTAATATAAGACGTGCAAACTCTCTCAAATATACTTGTACCGTTGACGGGTATTCAACTAATAACGGTAGTTTGTGGTTGCCGAGCCGTTCAGTACACGTCATCGATGATGACAACGGGGTTGACTCTGAACTGCTTATAAAAGGGTGTAATTTCAACCTTGGCAACGGAACTGTAACAATGGACTTCGGATTAGTCGACGCGTTCACTCTGCAGGCAAATTTAGACGAACTTAATAGCAGAACTCACGTCACAAAAGCTAAGAAAAAGAAAAAAGGCAAAAAGAAGAAAAGTAAAAAGGCAAAAGAAGACTCAACGCCTGTAAATATAGACTTTGGGAGTTATTAATAATGAATAATAAAAAATCTAAAAACTTAATTCGAAATGCGATAAAAACGCTTTGTATTGTTGATGACAATGTTAATCAATTAATGCAAGTCAGTTCTTTTGGAGAAGTTAAAACCGTCGGTAAAATAGGAATGTATGGACTTTACGCGAACGCGCCGAAAGGCTCGCTTGTTACTGTTATGCAAATAAACGGACAAGAAGAATGTCTCGGAGGCTTCGAAGATGATGTAAATAATCGACCTCGTGGATTAAAAGAGGGCGAGGTTATGGTTTATAATTCTCTGACAAAGTCCTATATTTACCTGAACAAAGAAAACGACGTCAATATTTTCGCTAACAACGGGAACGTAAACGTAAAATGTAAAAAGGCTATAATTGACGCTGAAGAAACAGCTCTCGGAGTTGGTGGGAACGCGATTGTTAGACTTGGTGATGAAGTTAGCGTCGACGTGCCGACTCACGGAATTTGTAAGGGTACAGTTACCAGCGCAAGTACCAAAAATACAAGCATTTAAGTCTTATGATACAATCGTTGTATGGATAAAGATTTTATTGATATAAAACTAAAATTTGATGAAGACAAGGGATATTTTGACATCGGTATAACTGGAAACGGTGACATCGAAGCTGATAATTCCTTTGACTCAACTTTGATATTAGCTCTTCATACGGACGGCAGGGCTTCAGATACTGAAGTATTATCCGCCGATAGACAAAGAGGAACAATAGTAGATTTATTTTCACGCGCTCGGAATGGTAGCAAACTTTGGCTGTTAGAGCAAAGTCGGAACGATGTTTCTGCTCGAAATTGTGTTACTGACTATGTGAAAAGTGCCTTGTCTTTTTTGGTAAATAAGGGTTTTGCTAAGTCCGTTGACGTTTCAGCAAAAATCACGGCAAAGGGCATTATTTACTCAATAATTTTATATCGTGTTAATGGAGTTACTAATAAATATGCTTACCGTGCGTGGGATAACAGCATATACAGGGAGAATTAATAAATGACTAACGAACAACCGACAATTGATGATATTTTGGCAAGAGTCAAAACTTATTTAAAAAGCGAGCTTGACGCGGTAAACCCTACTGAACAAAACTCTTTAGTTTTTTCGCTTTGTGTTGCTATGGCTAATTTATCTAACGATCTGAATAGTGAAATTTACTTAGACGTTATTCCTAACTCGTTCCCTCAAACGGCAAAGTCCGAGGCGGATATAACAAAATTTTCAAGCTGGAAGAATGTTAGAAGAGTTCAGGCGTCATCTGCTAGTGGTAAAATCACGGCTTTTGGAACGGTTGGAACGGTCATCCCTGCTGGTTCAGACCTTGGAGTAAATAATATTACTTACAAAACGCAGTCAAATGCTGAAATCAACACAGATATTATAGGAATTACATCGGCGACTTGCAACGGTAAAACGGTTACGATTACAACGGTTTCTAACCATAATTTCGCGAGCAATATTCCAGTCGAAATAGCTGGAATTACCCCTATTGAATATAACGGAACATACGTAATATCGGCGTCTGATGATAACGCCTTTACTTATTCAGTACCGAATACAATTGAGTCGGCTGGAAGTGGCGCGTTAATGCAAGCAAGCGCCGACATTGCTGTTTTATCGATATATGGCACAACGGCTGGAGCTAATACAAATTTGTTGAGCGGTGACGGATTGACTTTTATGGACTCAATCGAGGGGTTGAATAATACCGCTTATGTTCAATTTTCAAACATTGCTGGGGGCGTGGATTTAGAGCCGTTTCCTACTTGGCAAGCTCGTATAATCGAAAGATTTAGAAATCCAATAACTGTTTTTAATGCAAATAACATTAAGTTACAGGCGTGTAAAATTGTAGGAGTCACTAAAGTTTGGGTAAGAGAATGTACTCCGACAGTTGGTAACGTTACTGTTTATTTTATCCGAGGTAACGATACAAATATAATCCCTGACGCTAACGAATGTCTTCGCGTAAAAGCTAAAATATTAGAGCTTAGAAACGTAAAAGACTCGGGGGATGACGTTTTTGTTTTAGCGCCTACGGCTACCAATACGCCGATTACAATATCTAATCTTATTCCGAACACAGTCGCTATGAAAACGGCTGTTAAAAACGCTCTTACCGCTGTTTTTCAAGACTTTGGGGAAGAGGGCGCTGTTTTAAAGGTGCAAAAGTTAAAAACTGCTATTAGTGCAAGTTTTGACCCTGAAACTGGAGTCGCAATTGAAGACTTCACTCTTGTAGCACCTACCGCTGATATAGGCTGTGATATAGGGGTTTTGCCGACTCTTGGTACGGTTACTTTTGCATAAGGGGTTAAATAATGAGCATTTTTAATACAGCGGAGTCAGAGCTTTTTGCAAACTATTTACCAAGCGGTGTAGCGTGGGAAGCAAAATATATCGAAGATAGCAACCTAAACGGGTTGATAAACG